ATTGAACATTGCATCTACAGTCTACGAACTTGTACCTTTTTCGTTCGTTTTAGATTGGGTTATCAATGTAGGTAGTGTTTTGGAGGGGTTAACAGCCTTTCAAGGTAAGACTTGCAAAGATGGTTGGTTGTGCAGCATGATCACATCGCGTACAAGCTACACGTACGAGAACTTTGTTAAAGGTTCGGGTGTGTATTCACTTGACCCTGTTCAGCCATTTGTGACGGATGACCAGGTCGAACGAAGATTCGTTCGAAAACGCATGCTATTTACGCCTGCATCACTAAGAATCCAGCTTGACCTCAATGTATCGAGGTGTGTCGATTCCATCGCTCTTCTGAACCAAGTTGTTAGAGGTCCTGATTTGAGAGATGGTCTGAAGTCTGTATCACTACGACGTCAATGACACTTCTAGCTGTTTAAGCAACAATCATCTGTTTCATTTTATTGAAGGAAAGATAATGGCCGCAATTGCGAACATTTTACTAAAAGACTCCGCTAACGCTAATAAGACTTACGTTCCGGAACGTGTCCAAACTGGCCAGTACGCGTCGTGGGTTAACCGCGATCAGGGTACTACAGTGGGCAACAAACGGGCCTCGGTCCTCGTCCGCAATAACACCGCGGAATACGAGAAGCGCAGCATGAAGGTCGTCCACCCGAGCATTGATGGTGTCACGGGTCTGGTTAAATACACCAATTCCATCAACGTCGAGACTAAGGTCAATGAGCGCTCCTCACTCGCCGAGAAAAATGAACTCGTCTATAGCATCGCCGCTATGCTGGGCCTTGGCCCTGTGCAGCTTACGGTGACGACGCGTGAATCTATCTCTGGTTAACTAGGAGAATTCACATGACCACTTCAAAGAAGTCTCTGAAGCCTGCTACCCGGAACTCTTCGGGACGAAAGCCTTCTAAACGGGATGTTCTCCGTGGCTTACTAGCAGACAGTCGGATGTTTAAACTGCAAGAATCCGACTACCTCGACGTCGCAACCCATTTGTGGGCTGGTTTAGACACACCAATTTCCCTGTCGTGCTATCTCCTCTTGAAGTATGGGGAGTACGCACAGCTGGTGAATAGGAAAGTGGAACCGCATAATTATCTGTACCACACGTTTGATCCCCTAACAGGGACTTATGTGCGAGCCAGTGAGCGGCAGTTTAGTGATGACTATCAAGCCATTTCGATTTTGAAAAAGTGGCCTGGTTTCTCCCATCCTGATCTGGATCCAGTGTCAGCCTGGGTTAGTGCTGACCAAGAGGCGGAATTTCATTGCCTTTTGACAAATCAGGTTCTCCAGTTAATGCTTGAGGCACCGGAGACGGTGTCTGAGACGAATACACTCCTGTTAAGATACATGCAGGAGGACGTCGCAGGCGTGTTGGGGGACTTTGATCCACAGAGGTGGCAAGAGAGCTGTCGGTTCGGGCCTGGTAAGGCCCAAGGCATGATCGGCCGACTGGACTATGAAAAACTGTTCAGTACGCCATCTACCACCGAAAATTTCTTGCCCTACGGCGCGGCTCTAATTTCTGAGTCGTTACCGTGGCTCCAATCATTGTGTAAGTGTGCGCCTAATTTGTTTGAGGAAATACCTCCGATAGAAAAGGACTCCCAGGACGATTTGTTCCAGGAGTATGATACGTACAAGTACAACGTGATAATCGAGCCAGGCGACCGTAACATAATGGTGCAAAAGAACGCAAAGACTATGCGGGGGATTAGATCCCAACCAGGTCTGAACGTTTACGGCCAGCTCGGCATCGGTCACATGATGAGAGAACAGCTCAAAAAGGCTGGACTCGACTTGGATGACCAGTCGTTTAACCAACGATTAGCTGAGCTAGGTAGTTTCCTTGGGGGTATTGTTACTATTGACCTCAAGGGTGCCTCGGGACATATTGCTCGACTCCTACCCGGAATCGTGCTTAAATATGCCGACCCTGCGTGGCTACACGCCATGAATCTGAGTCGGACCGAAGTCGCTTTACCTCACGAACAAGCTGAGGATTATGACGACGGATACCAGGTATTACACTCCTACAGCGCCATGGGAAATGGCTACACGTTCGAACTCGAAACCCTGATATTCTGGGCTGCGATTAGGGCGTGTCGTCGGATGATCGGGGATACGCAAGCTTACCGCGTATATGGTGATGATATCGTTTGCAGTCGTGAGACTGCTGATGTAGCGATACCATTCCTCGCATTCCTAGGTTTCCCACTCAATACCGATAAAACCTTCCTCGAAGGCCCGTTCCGTGAATCTTGCGGAGCGGATTATTGGTATGGCACCAATGTAAGACCCATCCACTTCTCCAAAACATCGGAGGAAATAGAAGAGGCTAACGCAGATGACGTTTCAATCCTGCACTGGCTGCAGACTTGCAATGCGCTGTATCGCTTGGCTCACTTACGCGCTCATGGCCTCGGCTGTGACAATCGCGTATTTGGAGCTTGGCGACGTGCGATTCGCAAGATTCCTAGACATCTTAGAGACTCTCTCAAGAGCCCCTATGCCGAAGTTGGGGATAATACCCTGATAACGACACTTGATGATGTTCTTGTAAGCAACCAGTTAGTACGACGCTGCGGTTCACTGCAGACGTTAATACAGCCCAAACTGTCGGTCGCGGCGGAGCAGCGAGATCCAGAGAACTTCCTGGCAACTCGTGCAACAATGCTCTACCGTAAAGACAACCCGGATAGGGTCGCTGTGCGATTTGACCGAGCTAGGTCATGGCTTCAGCGGGCTTTACAAAC